GGGTGCTTTCCGCACGAGGTATGCCTACTATGAGTTCAACCATAGTATCTTCGATTACAGAAGATTATACGTCAACGTTGCTTGACGATTTTACTTTGGGAAAGGATGCTTCTTTTCCAAAAAGTGCTAGCAAATATGTTTGCCACACTTCTACGATTCCGTTTTGTACGACAATCGACTTAGACTTTCTTCGAAAGAAGAAAGTTCATAATCCTTATGAAATATTTGGTAAGGAATTTCATGGCGCAAGCCATAAACATATCGGTTCTTGTATGTGTAACAAGAACTTTTGCCAATTCGTAAACAGCGAAAAGGAATATTATGATAATTTTATCATAAAGAACTGCCCATGCACTAGAGTGGGTAGAAGTAATGGTGGTCAACTAACCCCATTATGTTATTTGTCGTTCCTAAAAACCTTAGGACACAATCTGAAGCCTATGGAAAAAACCATAGACGCGAGCGAAGTCATGTTTTGTCATGACTCGAGGAGTATACTTGATAACAAGTATCCAGCACTTCTAGTGAATCAGCTAGGAGTTTCAGGGTTTGGTCATATAAAACCCCATAATTTGGTTCGAGTTCTCGAATCAACGTATTGGTTCCGCAAATACGGAGCCAAATATAAGCTTCCTGCATTGGTGCAGAAGTGTATTGATGAGTCTAAGAATTTCTCCAGGACTCTACAGTGTGTAAAACAAGCTTTACATACGCTTAACGGTTTTCTCGTTAAGAAATTCATGGCTTTAGGCCCTGAGATTATTTCGTACAAAGAATTGCACGAAAAAGGAACTCGAGTTTTTCGAGATCTACTAATCGACTATACGATAAAGTCGAGAGAGCAAATGCCAAACTATGTTGGCGTTTCGATTTTTGAAGAGGCAAAGAACTACTTCAATTATGTCAAGGAGTATCACTGCGACAATGATCTGAGCAAGAGACTCAGTATACTTGATTACAACTTTAGTTGTAGATCATTAGGTTCGTTCTTTGGAACAGAACTATCCCGATTAAGGGCTTTCATTAACGTTAATCGTAATGCAGGACTTGGTGATTATACCAAGTCAATGGCGTGGTCATACCGCGCTGTAGAGATTTGCCAAACGCGAAATCTCGGATATCTCCCTCAATATATTGCCAGGGAGCAGGCAGAAGCCTTTCATCAAGTGGTTACTAGACCACTTGAAGATTTAACTGAGGAACAATCCTCAGTTATCAAAAAACTCGTTTGGGACGAGTTGAAGGATGCGGGCATAGCTCGGAACCAACTAATGCGGGAAAATCCCGGATTTGAAACCTTGATTAAAGAATCAGTGGTTTTGGAACTGAAGTATACGGCTTCAGTAACCACCAGCGTAAAGAATGGTGGAAAAGTAGAAGATGCTAGGCATTTTTTACAAATCATCCGAGAAAACGGATGGAGGATTCCTATAAGGGATTTATCGACCTTTGAAATCATAGGTCAAACTCCGCTCTTAGATATAGAAGCGGAAAACAACGATAGTGGTATAAACCTATCGTCAATACTATTTTGGTTTGCACTCCAAGTAGTTGTTAACTTCGCAGTGTTGCGAGGTTTATGGGATAGAACCCATTTCCATTTTTTCAAGAAGAAAGATGGCCCACAAGAAGATTTGAAAAATCTTTTTGTCGTAGACGGCATACTAGATGCCGCCGTACTCCTGATTAATGAACCAGGAAAAGGAAGGAAATTAGTAAAATCCCATCCATTGTTGAACTGGTTTTTAGTACCAGGTTCAAAATTGTGTCAAAAGATATTGGCACAACATCCAGACCACAAAGCGGGACTGGAATTGGGAGCCCATGATTGGGTTCACTCTAAGAGAATAAGTGGAGATTCTCTAGACGCGTCATTTATGTACGTGAACGGCACGGGAAAAGTCCGTGACGATATCTGGTTTGGATATACAGACTGGACCGAAGCCACCGATAGGATGGCTAAGAGGAGAGGAATAGCGCATTTAAACGCTTTCTTCAACTACATAGGATTTCCAGAATTCTATGGTCAACTGATCGCAATAATGATCAGGGAACCACAACCCGTAAAAGAGGTCGTGGAAAAGACTTCCGTAGACGAATATACGGAAGAAAGATATTATGTATGGAAAGGTTACATAACAGAAG